GGCAAGGAAGACAGCGAAGGAAGGCAACCGGTGGAAGCTGTACTTGATGGCCAAACCCAGTATGGTATACGCCAGAAGATCTATAACAGATCCGAAGACGACACGCTGGCCACAGCGAAGTCAGCAGCCCAGGAAATGCTGGACGAACAGGGCAAGCCGGCCAGGACGATAGTCCTTGAAGCTCCGGACGTACCGATGATCCGTAAGGGAGATAAGATCCACGTCAAGGCAGGCACTCTCAACGGATACTACATCATCAAAGCCATAAGGCACGACGCCGGCAGTAGAACCATGACCATGGAACTGGAGGATGAGGCAGACAAAACAACAGTAGCCACTACCACACAGGCCTCAAATACTGCAGCTGCAGCTCCAAGCTCCGGAGAGTACAACAAGGGCGACAGCGTAATCTTAAACGGACCGGTATATCGGGACAGCTACGGAAACGGCCAAGGAAAGACATTCACTAACCGAAAATGCACCATCACAATCAAAGTAGACACTTCCAGACCGTGTCCATATCACGTTGACTCCATCGGCTGGGTAAAACCAAGCTCAATAACTAAAGTATAGGAGGTGGGAGAATGAAACCATCATCGGGCAATGCAGGCATAAACAAGCTGGCAAGGGTAATGCAGCAACGCATGAAGGAAGTAAATACCTCTCCCCTCCTGCTTGATTTTGGAGTAATTCAGGACGATTACAGCTTGCTAACCAACACATATCCGATACCAATCCCTAAAACAGATTACCTGGTGTGCAGGGATGTAACTCATGACCCAGGCAAATCACTAACCAAGACCAAAACCGGGCAAGGGCAGCACCCTCATGGGCCAAGTGGTGGCCATGACCAATACGAGGGCGACGGTACTCACAGCCACCCGGGTACAGAGGGAGCGCATGTTCACGATGTGGTGCTTCCGGAAAGCATGCACTGGCTAAAGCCGGGAGACAGAGTCCTGGTAGCCTGGGTACAAAACGACGCCGTGGTAATCGACGTCGTATTACCAGCAACAAAGATAGGAGGATGATCATATGGCAGATAAAAACCTGTTTCCTGTCTTTGACGTTCCAGAAATCAACACACCAGCTCCTGCAGAGGAGCAAAAATACAAACCGAGCGTGTATTTTGACTATGAACTGGGTGATTTCAGGCGAGACGGAGCCAATAAGCTGGTGGCAGCTGACGGGAAAGAGGCCTGGAAACAATGGTGCATTAAGACCGTGCTAACAGAACGCATGGAACGAATGGCATACAGCAGCGATATAGGAATCGAACTCGATGATGCCCTCAAACAAGCAGACAGGCAGGCAGTAGAATCGGCCCTGGAGAGAACTATCACAGAGGCGCTCATGGTTAATCCAAGAACGGAATATGTCCGTGGTTTTCAATTTACATGGGCCAGTGACAGCCTGTACTGCGAGTTTATCGTTAAGGGCAAAGAATGGGAAGAGCAACATATCGGCGTGACTTTTCAAACGTAAGGAGGTGGAAATAGATGTCGATACCAGAATTCACACCGCCAAGTTTCCTGAATGACCAAGATGCAGAAACAATTCACAAGCGTATGATGGAAAACCTCCCGCCAGACATTGACAATACAGAGAATGGTTTTCCCTGGGACTTCACTAAGCCTACAGCACTCGAAAAAGCAGAAATGCTGGAATTCCACCTTGTAGAAACGCTGAAAATCATGTTCCCGATGTGGGCGTACGACGAATGGCTGGACTATCATGCAAAAGGACGCGGCATAACAAGGAAACCCGCAAACGCAGCTTCAGGAGAGCTGCTTATAACCGGGATACCAGGAACAACAATACCTGCAGGCTTCAAGTTCGCGGCGCCGGCAACAGGCGACGAGCCAGCCATCGAATACCAGACGTCGGAGAAATACACTATCGGCGAAGATGGAACCGTAAGAGTCACAGTTATGGCCGTCGAAGCAGGCACCAGGGGAAATGTGCCGGCAAATACAGTAACCCTTATGATGACTCCAATCAAAGGCATAACTTCAATAACCAACGAAGCCCAGATCACCGGTGGAACCGAAGAAGAGAGTGACGATGAGCTGCGCAACAGGATAATGGAAATTGACGCAGCCAGCGAGGCCAACTTTGTAGGCAGCGACGGTGATTATAAACGATGGGCGGAGGAAGTACCTGGCGTGGGGACGGCGCTGGTAATGCCTGAATGGGCAGGACCAGGAACGGTGAAGGTGGTCGTAATTGACGCCAACGGCCAGCCGGCCAATGCGGCCATAATCGCAGCGGTATACGACAACATCATGTCTCCAGGAGACAGGCTGCAGAGGAAGGCTCCAATAGGCGCCACGGTCACCATAGAGGCTCCAACGGCCAAGGAATTAAATTATACCTTCACACTTGAGTTAAAGGCAGGCGAAAACCAAGAAACTGTTCTGGAACGTTTCAAAGCGCAACTTCGAACATATTATGTCGAAGCCAAGAAGGATGGAGTAGTGAGATACAACAGGGTAAGCTCAATTTTAACCAATACAGACGGAGTAAAAGACTTCACAGGCCTAACCATAAACGGAGGTACTATTAATATCGAACTCGAAGAGGACGAATATCCAGTGACAGGCACAATTGATCCTACGGGCGGAGGTGGAACCTCATGATTGATTTAGAGAATTTCCCTACCAGCCCGGCTGCTAAAAGAATGCTGAAGACGGTATCTCCGATTTATGACAAAGCCTATGTTGCAAAATGGATATTCCAGGTCATGGGCCTGGAGATCGACGAGGCCTGGAAGTTCATCGCGGAGGAGCTCCGGCTTCAAGCGTTCCCAGAGACGGCCACATGGGGGATCCTGTATTGGGAGCAGAGGTACAATATACCACCGGATGAAAACCTGACAATCGAGGAGCGAAGACAAAGAGTGATCGTCAAGCGAGGTAAGCGATCACCAATGAATCCGGCAAGAATTGAATGGATCGTAAGGGACGTAACAGGCAGAGAGGACATAGTAACCGAAGACAACGGAACGTACACCTTCCACATTTCCATTCTTCCGGGAGAATCAACAGTGGACTACCAGGAGCTGATAAACACAGTAAGAAGCGTCAAGCCTTCGCACCTTTCATTCACAGTGCTCTTCCAGACCGATATATCAATGAAAATCCAGGTGGACAACCAGGCTCACACGTTCGAATATCCACTGACAGGAACCATCCCGGATATTAACACAGTGGGAGGTATAGAGCACGGTTCAATACTGCCAAGCATTTCAGCAAATGGCTCGGTTTTTGATTATCAGTTTTGCGGCGAAGGAGAACGCGACCTATAGAAAGGAGGAAAGCCATGGGACTGTTAACAGCTGCAGCGATTGAGGGCTATAAAGAGTACACCAAAAAAACAATCGCATACGCCAAATATAAAGCAGGCGGCACCTATTACAAGGCCAACATTTCTTCAGTTTCAGTCCTACCAGACGGCAGACTGGCGGTTGATTTTCTAATCGACCACACGGTACCAGGGGACATCACCGTAACGGAGGTGCAGCTTTACGACACGAACAATAACCTCTGGCTTTCAAAGCCGGAAAGCCTGGTCCGAAAGGATGTGCAGGAAGGGATTTTATACAGGTTCACATTCATAATTCAGGAAGGGTAGGTGAGAAAGCATGCATAATCAAACCGAATGGAAAGACCATGTCACCCAGTTTCCGAACCGAAGGGTAATAACGGAGAACGGCGACGGCACGGTCAATGTAGAAAAAGCGCAAGGAGAAGTGATCCAGCAAGGAACTCCTCAAAGCGCGACCAATTTCAACAACCAGGAGAACGGGATCCAGGACGCACATACGGCCTTTCAGGTATTCCTGCATTATTTCATGCAATTTGATCGCTGGATCAGGCAGAAGGTAGCGGACTTTGCGGCTGAATTTCTCAATGAAATCCAGGAAGTCACCCTCACAAATACACTGACATTCCCGTTCAACGACAGCACCCAGACCGTGAGTTTAGGAACAGCGAGGAAGACCCTAAACTACGACGTGAGCTGGGAATTAATCAGCGCAAACGGCAATGTGGGGGACATTACCGTGTTTGATAAGCAGCTGAACGGCTTCAAAATAGCCTTTGATGGCAGCGCCACAAGCGTAACCCTAAAATTAAAGATTAAAGGAGGAATGCTCGTATGAGTATGCAGGTAATCGAGAAGAATGAAGGCCCGAAAATTGCCTACGAAGAAAACGGGACAAAGGTAACACTAGGAGACGACGAGCTGATGATCAATGTCGCCAAATACCAAAGGGACTGGCCGGTGCATATTGATATTTGCATCAATAGAGACAAGCAGCTGGTTATAGACACAGGAGAAGGCCCATACTACGTGGCACAGCTTGATATCCCGGAAATCAAATACACAGAACCGGAGAACGAAGAGGAAACTCCAGAGCCACTACCAATAGACATGAAGGATGTCGTTTTGACGCTTTGGAGCCTTGAAAACCCGGTACCAGCAGAAATATAAAGGAGGACTGACAGATGAATTTTGATTTAGTAAAATTAGCACTCAAGGCGACATGCCCAGGGAATGACATTATACTGGACGACAAAGGACTACCCAGCGTAATGGTTCGCATTCCAAAATTCAAGTTTTCAGACGTTATCGATGGCGGGAGCGACAGCACATATCCCGCTTTTATTGTGAATGGCGTCGAAGTTCCAGAGATTTACATTTCCAAGTTTCAAAACGTGGTCCACAACGGAAGAGCATACAGCTTGCCGGGAGAGGACCCAAAAACAAGCATTAACTTTGACACCGCAAGACAGGTCTGCGAAGCAAAAGGTCCAGGCTGGCATCTTATGACCCATGCGGAATGGGCGGCCATTGCTCTGTGGTGCAGAAAGAACAACCTCATACCTAAAGGGAATAACAACTATGGTAAAGATACGAGCGAGAGCACATATATAGCAATTCCAAACCCAAACCACCAAGATGCAGGTAGAACGTCAAGGGTACTCACTGGCACAGGACCTGTGACATGGAGCCACAACGGGGAAGTAACTGGGATTTGGGATTTAAACGGAAATGTATGGGAATGGTGCGGAGGTTACCGTACAGTAGATGGAGAAATTCAAATTCTTCCCAATAATGATGCTGCAGATCCTAACAACAGTCAGGCATTAGGAAGCACACTCTGGAGAGCTATTCTCGAAGACGGATCTTTAACAGATCCAGGTGACGATGGAACTTTGAAATGGGACTATGTGGACAGCACAATAACACTTTGTAAAACCATAACAAACCAGGCAGAT